ATTAAAGAATTCTTTATAGGAATCATATGCACCAAAAAGATTACTATTAAAAGATATGTCGTCCGTGTTCCAATACCCAGAGTTTTCGGAGATGTCACTAAATTGAACAATATCCCAATACCCTAACCAACTAGGGCCGTTATCGGTATTAATATCCGCCATTGGTGCGGACTGGTCATGCATAACTCTAGTCGGGTGTGGCTTAATAAAGTCAATACCCTCTTTGCATACATAACTACTAACTCCACTTTCTCTATCTTTATTAACTTTCCACTGGACATCTCTAGTCCACGCTTGCGATGGAAACATTACAACATGCCCATACATGAACATATCTCTAATGCCCTGAGCAAATAAGTGCCTATAGTTAAACTGATCAGCAATCACCTCCACCCTTTGACTGAGAGCATCTGCCCTTAGCTTATCGACAGATGATGTCCCTCTTGGTTCATATTTAAAATACGGAAATAAGTTCGAAAAACGAGATACCTGTGCGGCAACCCTTCGAGTTACGTAAGACCTAATAATATCGACAGAAACATCATAAAAGTTCTGTAGGTTGATATTTTTTAATGTACCTTCCTCATCGTACTCGCAAAACTGCTCCGAACATCCTGCGTCAGTTAAACCTTGAGCCGCATCTTCAATATCTATCTTACCTTGAGCGTACTGAAGTAATGGAATTGATGCCTTATTAATAGGGAGAGTGTCCCATGCTAAATCAACAGACATATAGAGATTACTATGCTTGGCAGAATGAAATATGCCCTGCCGGACCCTCGACTCTATTTGGTCTTCAAATTTTGCCCTTATTCGAAAATTATCGGAGTTCTCGTCAGTCTCCGTAAATATCTGCATTAAGCGTTCATGCGTGCATCCGAATTTCTTGAGTATGTCTAAGTTTACCATAAGGCTCCATTATTACATTTGGTATTGTGTCATCGACATAGTCTCCAATTATGGAATGTTCCAAAATTGTAAGTAGAATGCATGCCGAAAAATTTATTTTCCTTCTTGATAGTTGCCTTTGGAAAGTCTGAAAAGGTACCCCAATTAAAGCTGCTAGTTCCATTCGATTTATTCGAATAAAACCACATAGTCTTGAGATTCTTCTTTCGTTCCATTTATCCTGAAGGTCTAGTTTTTTATAGTGTATTTCAACTGCAAGTGATGCAGGAGTTTGAAAATCACCCATTTGTCATAGACCGAAGTACACCACCTGGAATCTCAGACTCTGGCTCTTCATCCTCATCGGCCATTTCGTTTGCGTCATTCTGGTCATCTATATCACTTCGCATGCGCCTAACCTCGTCAACAGGAAGTTTAATTGTTCCGGCAATTCTCTCGTCAGTCTTCTCACTTATAAGAACCTGTACGGTCATCTCAACCGTTTGTCCTTCGCTTACCCCAGAGAAAGCATTTTGTGTTTTTTCATCGTCCGTAGTGTCTAGTAGAATTGTGTTCATATTTTAGAATCTAATATATTAGGTCATTAAATCAAGCATTGATTTCGATAATCTCTGACTTTGTTGTTTGTATTGCACCTGGGCCTGCATGGTAATACAGAATTGGGTATGTCATCGCATCATGGGAGTGGACATATTGATTTCTTTTAGGCTTAAATGACTTCATTGGGTCGAAGCTACCGCTAGTGTTCTCTGACACTAGACCAAAAAACATCTTCTTTAGGTATGTGCATTTATTAGAAAGAAGAAACTCCTCATTCTGTAGCTTGGCAATAAGTAGCCTTATTCTAGTTTCTACCGACCCATTGAACTTGGGTGCCGCTTTTAGCTTTATCGCCTCAAGGTTGTATTCCCTAAAGCTTTCTAGTTTCTCCCTTGATATCTCCTCTATGTCCCTAACATCGTAAGACCCTGTCTTTGCCCTATACTGATTAAATGCAGAATTATCCGATATATGGATATACTTAAACTCATGGTCTAGTTTTTGATTCCAGTACTTCATCCTCCTGAACACCTCTACCACTAGTTGCGTGTATGGAATATGCTCTTCGTTGTGTATTATTTCATCAAATACCAACCAGACTGACTTTCCACCCATAACTATGCTTTGCATGAATATCATCGCATTATTAACCGAACCAGGGTCCCACCCACATATAATCGGAAATTTAGTAGATGGGTGGTACTCAGCTTTACTATGCACTCCCTCCACGAAGTAAGGTTTATAAATTGCGTTGCCTGCCGGCCGATCAACCCATTCCCCTCTAACCATTCGGGCTTCTTCAATCGGGTCATCGGAGATAGCCTCCATAATCCGGTCATAATACCCTGCCGGGAGATTATCCTTATTATCCTCAATCCTTAAATGCCTTACAAAGTAATCCTCATTATACTTACCATCCCTGAGTGGTGTTTTAAAAAATCGTTTATAAACCCAATGCGATGGGCCGTCAGGATTACAGGCTGCGGTGTACTGCATTGGCGAGTCAATACCTGGTCTTCTACCTAACTGCTGAACTACAGCATTGAAATAATCGTCTGTATCTAAATTTGTTAACTCATCTACAAATACATAACTTGGCTCAAATCCCTTAATTCTATCTTTAATAAAGCTACCATATGGTGCGGACACTAGGTACACCTGACTTGTTCCGCCAAATCTATTAGATACCTCTATATATAAATTCTTCTGTGCGTCCTGCCTTTCCCCTGCGACATGCATGCCAATCCCATCTTCCCAGAGTGGTAGTATTTCTGTTTTTAACTTATGCCAAACTCCCCCCATTGTAGCCTGAGATTTTATACCTACTATTAATACTGCCAGTGCATTAAAGTTTTCCCATAAATGTCTGACTAGTTTATGCCCCCCTAATATGTAGGTTTTCCCTGTTCCTCTTTCGCCATATGCAAGAATATACAGAGCCGAGGAATCAAACATCTCTTGTTGGGTGGGAGTGAGACTAGGGCTCCATGGTGGTGTTTCAACTTCACCCTCATCCTTTATTGCCTGACCCAGCCTCTCGGCCAATAGGTCTTTATTAAGCTTGGTCGACATGCATAAAAACTCCTGGTAATACTTCTCTCTTTAAACCCCTCCAATGCGCTATTCCGACTAAAGGAGCATCATAGAGAATACCATAAGGGGTAAGCCGCTCCTTTTTCTTTTTATTTTTCTTTTTTCTTGCTTTAAGTTTATATTTATCGGGTGGATTATTGTAGTAGTCCTCGAACCACTTAACGAAGTTATCCACCTCAAAATCACCTTCAATTAAGTCAGGGTCGTGGTACAACCCTATAAAGGATAAATACCTAAGCCTTCTAGGATGCCTTAATTTCCTTATCGCTTTTTTATATATTTGTTCTGCCCTCGTGCGTGATAAAGAAATTTCCTTCCCTATTTCCGTAAAGGTTTTATCATCATACACCCTTAATAACACTACTGTTTTCTCCTTTTGGCTTAAAGTGTCGAGAAGTAGTTCAATTTCCTGATTAGCTATCTCCTTCGGCATCTTTTTTCATCTGTTGGAGGTTCTTAAGTGGTTGGAAGCCTGCCTTCTTCTTAGATTTAGACTGCTCATCATTATGCATCTTTAACATAATGTTTATTCCTGTAAGCGTCCTATCATACCCTTTGCCTATTTCTGAACTTACTTGGGTTAGGGAACGGATGTACTGAAGTTTCATCTCCGGATCCATTTCTGTGGTTTCTAGTTCCTCCTTAAGTCTCTGCGAGACTTCATAGAGTTGCATATTCTGCTGAATATTTAAGGATTGGTAGCCTTTTAACGCCTCCACCATTAATAAACCTGTATGCTTTTCAAACTTCTCAAAGGCACGGATGGACTTTATTGTCTCTGCTTTTAACCCAAGCCCCTTTAATGCCTTTAAGTATTCCCCTTGTGGCTCGATAGCGGCCACTGCTTCACTTTCAGTCAATGGCTTATCTTCACTCCTCGTAAGTAGTTCTATCTTGTCAGGGATGGGGTCGCCTACTTGAGTAGGGTTATATAATGCTTTTAGCTTATCCGACCGACTTATTATTCTATGGAAGTGATTAAGCGTAACGCCAAGTATTTCGGCGGCTTTAGGCTTAGACATCTTAGCCTTCTTCATGGAAGCACCTACCTCCTCATCGCTAAACTTTTTATCTCTAGGCATCTTTAATTAATTTTACCAATGGCAGGAATGTTGACTCCCAATGTGGGTGGTGCCTTAAAAATATAAATTGCGGATTACTCCTCATGTATGCCCCTGCACGATTCCGGTCCGCACTTGAAAATGGGTCAAATCTACAACCATCACAAAACTGCTTTGCCTCACCTATGGGAACTTCAGACCAACTAGTAAACTTTGATAACTCCCTAACCTTTATGGTCGTCAGTCCGCCTGAGCCAATTGCAACCTCTTGGTCGGTTAATGCTCTAACCGCCCGACCCCTTGCTTTTACCCTAGCTAAACATCGAACTAAGGGAGGAGGAAAATCATTCAGCTTTTCCCAGTTCATCCTTATTTGCCCAATTCATAGCTCGCTTAACTATTTCCTTCATTTCACCTTTTCGTTTTTCAACTGATACGCAATCCAGGACCATTCTTTGTTTCGTCCCTGCTTTAATTCCAATTATTAGGTAGTCATCCATAAATTC